AAGGAAGCTAAGAAATTTTTTTACATTTTTTCAAAAAAGTATTGACATTGTGTAATTAGTGTAATATACTGATAGAGTAGTAAAAATAATTCAAATTAAAGGAGATTAAAAAATATGAAAAAATTAGTAATAACAAGTATTGTAATGGTAGTATTGGTATTAGGGGTAGTAGTAAGTTCTATATATACGGACTTACGATTTGATATAGGTGTACTAGTAGATTCAGATACAGTATACAGGAATATTAATGATGACAAGGATATTAACGATAATATAGATCAATATATGTATAAGACAGTAGTGGAAGGTATACCTATAATAATACCTTGTAATGACAGGTATACTGTAGTACGTCTCAGCAAGACAAAAGAATACATAGAAGTATATAGATTCAGCGATATTATAAGTATATTACTAATAGCAATAATAGTAATATATATGATAAGATTTTTAATTCGATCGAAATTGAAATAGAATTGAAATATAATTGTAACATTTGAATTCTTGGGAAATTTTGGAATTTGTAAAAAATGGAATAAAATGTTACAATTGTATGTTTGGAAAATTTTGGAATCGTAAAAATTCTAGAATTTTCCAAAAGCCTGGGTAGATATCCCTGCAAAAAATATGTACACCAAAATTTAAAATATTAGCTTCCAAAATTTCCTAAGTATTCAAATGTTATCCAAGTATCAAGCAACAAAAAAAATATAAGTATTAAGGGGGGTATAATTATTGATTATATTGTTAATATGTATTATATTAGGTCAAACAAGTATCATAGGATTTCTATCATATAAGTTGATAGAGGTTAAGAAGTTATTAGAAAATGAAAGAATATTGAATGATTTAAAAGTATTAGAAGGTGATAGAAGCAGAAATTTCACAAATTTTTATGATTATAGTAATACATTTGAAAATAAGTCGGAACAAGAATAAAATAAAAGAATAACCTTTTTTGACCTGGGTTATTCTTTTTATGATTGTTAAAATTAACTCGTAAGTAGATTAAATAATTATTTATAATATTATCTCAATTGTTTAATAATGTAAATACCATAATATATAATAAACTAATCAAATGCAATTCATACATTATCTTTTTTCACTAAAATAAGTAATGAATTAATATATTTAACACCTGAATTGAATAAAAATGTTATAGATTTACAGAAAATATAAGAAATTATACATAAAGTTTCATATATTTTATAAAAAGACCTGTATTTTAATAAAATACAGGTCTTTTTTTTGTATTTTACGTAACATAGGGCATTAATATAAGATATAATGAAATAAAACAATAAAAACTCTAAAGGAGGTAATTTTATGTCAAACGTATTCTCAGATAAATTTGATGATAATTTTACAAATTTTATAAAAAATTCAGGATATTATAAATCTTACCTTCACACAAGGAGTTGTAGGATTTGTAAATTACCTAAGAAAATACGAGAAAAAATAGACACAATGATATTAGAGGATTCAGATCATTTAAAAGTTCAATTATATCTAACTGAACAATTTCCAAAAATATTTAAATCTACTAATCATTTAAAAGATTTAATAGATTCACATAAAAAATATTTACCATACATGTTAGAAGATACAGCAATCAAAACAATTTTTAAGAGAGCAAGGTATATTGTAGAAAATAAAAATATAGAAGATTTAACAGCTAAAGAAAAAGCTAAAATGATTAGTGAAATAGAAGCAGAACTTATAAAAGAGTATTCAGATATGGAGAATGAAAGAGTATCATTGGTTAATGTAATGTTTAAAGAAACAATGCCACTTATATTAACTAGATTACATGCTTCAATTGTAGAAGGTACAGCAAAAGAAATTAAGACACTTACAGAAGCAAGTAACATGGTATTTAAAATGTCAACTGCTATGGCAGCGTCTAATTTATCAACAAAATCAATTGATGAAGAGTCAATTAAACCAGAGCAAGTCGATTTCTCAAAATTAGATGAAGAACCAGGAGAAACTTTAAAATCAAATGTATTATCATTAACTGAAAGAATTAATAAGGCGACTAAAGGGGTAATATAAATGATACAGCCTGTAAATATAAAAGTTCCTGAATATCCATTTCCTACTGATTATATTGATAGATGGGAAAAAGAAACAATAGCAGTAAGAGATTGTTTTTGGAAGGCAACTTTACAGGAAAGACGTAAGTTTGCTAAATTAAATCCTTGTATTTTTGGGGAACAGTATATAAAGCCATATATAAGAAGATGGAATACAGAAACAGCAAAGCATCAATATTATATGATGTTTGAAGCATTACGACATGAATCTATAGTAATTCATATTCCTGTTGAACATGCTAAAAGTACATGGTTTAGTTTAGTATTGCCTTTATGGTTCTTAATTAATGATAGAAATACTCATGGTGCTATTCTTTCTAATACATCTACACAGGCTAGTGGTTTTTTATCGGCTATAAAATGGCATATAGAGGAGAATGATAGGTTGAATAATGATTTTCCAGAATTAATGCCAGATTATGATAGAAAATGGACAGAAAAAGAGATAATGGTTGTGAGAGATAAAACAATGCAAGGTCGTGACCCTTCAATAATTGCAAGGGGAACAGGGAATGCAGTACTTGGAACTAGGCTTGAATGGGTAATAGCTGATGATGTATGTGATTTAGATAATACAGCTAATGAAGTTCAAAGACAAAAAACGCTTAGTTGGTGGAATGAGATAATTGACTCAAGGGTAGTTGAACATGGTCGTAAGATTGTAATAGGTACGCTTCAACATAATAATGATTTGTTATGTACGTTATCTAGTAATAAGTATTATAAGTATATTTGTCTGAAGGCATTATCCGATAATAAAATCCCACTGTGGGATAAATATTGGTCTGTATCAAGATTGAAAAAGAAAAAAGAAACTATAGGCTCTTTAGCTTTTTCAAAAGTTATGCAGAATGATAGGATGACTAGTTCAAACAAATCATTAAAATCGGAGTGGCTACAATTTTATGGTGTAGGTGAGAAATATAATTTTAATATAACGAATGATGATGTTGATATTTACATTGCAATTGACCCTGCAATTGCAGATGATAAAACTACAGCAGAAAAACGAAGACTTAATAAATTTGCACTTGTTGTTGTAGGACTCGATAAAGTTACTAAGCATATGTTTTTATGGGATTACGATACAGGTTACTATACTTTTCCAGAGCAAATTAAGTTAATTGATAAATATTATAAGAAGTATTCAAATATAAATATAGTTAAGAAGGTTGGTATAGAACAGGTAGCATATCAAAAAGCATTGAAACAACAGGCATTCTTGTTAAAGTCTATGCCGCCAGTAGTAGGTATTAATACAGGTACTCAATCAAAATCTACTAAAATAGAGAGTTTTGGTGTATATTGTGAAACAAAGAGATTTTTCATAAAAAAAACACACAATGATTTTATAGATGAATTTATAGAATTTGAACCAGGTGGAAATTCTCCAAATATACTAGATGCTTGTACTGTTGTAGTAGCTATGATAAAAGGAGTATCTACAGTATCAGATATTAGGATATATCAGAAGAAAAAATTTAATTATAATTGGTAAAAGGAGAGATTTATTAATGAATGATGAAAGATTTAGAGAAATTGAAAAAATTTTAGAATTTGGGAAAATGGTTCTTGACATAGAGAAAATAATAATGTCAACAAAATACATGAAACAACATCAAAAAGTAATAAGTGTAATGAAGACTATTAAAAATGAATTAGTAAATGAAATATCAAATTATTATAAAGAACCTACATATTCAGTAGATAATTCTACAATCACGTTAGAATCTTTAAAAGAAAAGGTTATATCAGAACCAATTTTAGAACCAACACCAGAATCAGATGTAAAATATACAACTGAGGAAGTTTCAAGTGTTGAAGAACCTGTTAATGTTAATAAATATAAATCAAATATAAATAGTAAAATTAAAGAATCATTAGCTCATGACGATAAAGTAGAAGATATACAATTTTCTGAGGAAGCTAAGATTAAAAATGAAGATAGTACATTAGTAGAAGTTACTAAAGAAAAAAGAAAGAAACCAAATGTTTATTCAAAAAAGAAAAAATAACTTAATAGAATTTTAGATCCTATAGAAAGGAGGGAGGATTATGGCCAAAATTTATGATGCAAATGGTAAAATTATTTCAATAACTAGAAAACCATCTAAAACGGAATTAGGTGGCACCGGTAGAACATCATCTATATATAAACAAATACAATTGAGTACTGATGAATATTTAGCGGCTTTAAAATATCCTAATGATATTTCTATTTATGAAAAAATGGGAAGGTCAGATGCTCAAGTTAAAGCAATATTATTAATGCTTTCATTACCTATTCGCTCAACTCAATGGTTTATTAGACCAAAAGATGAATCAAGTAAATCTAAAAAGATAGCATCTTTTGTTGAAGAATGTTTATTTGGAGAATATGGTATAGGTCTTCAATTAGGATTTGATGATTTTATTAGAAATGTAACAACTATGTTTCAATTTGGACATAGTATTTTTGAGAAAGTATTTGAGGTAAAAAAAAGTAAATTAAAGTGGAAAAAATTTGCTGTTAGACCTCAATCTACAATATACGATATATATTATGACCAGGTTGGGGATTTACAATCAATTGACCAATACATGATTCATAATAATTGGGAAACTGTAAATATACCTATACAAAAATTATTGTTTTTTACACACGATATGCAACAAGGTAATGTAAGAGGTATATCAGTTCTTAGGGCAGCTTATAAACATTGGAAGATAAAAGATTATTTATATAAGATTGTAAATATAGGAATTGAAAGAAATTTTGTAGGTACACCAGTACTTACATTACCTGAGAATTATACACAAGAAGACAAGGAATTGGCCGATGAAATTGTAACAACATTAAGAAGTTCAGAATATGGCGGAGTCAGATTACCTTATGGATTTATATTAGAAATGTTCGAAGGAAAAAGAACATTAGCAGATGTACAGCCATATATAGATCACCAAGATTTAGCAATAGCTAAAAGTATAGTTGCACAATTCATGAATTTAGGTTCAGGAAATTCAACTAGTGGCTCTTTTGCATTATCCAGCGATCAATCGGAAATGTTCTTGATGATGTTGGATTCTGCAGCAAAAAATATATGTAATATAATAAATTGTCATGCTATACCTGAATTAGTAGGGTATAATTTTGCATCTGATTTATATCCAATACTTTCATTTAAATCTATGAATAGTACTAAACTTATAAATGCTCTTAAAACTTTAGTTGATGGTAAACTTGTATTACCTGATGATGATTTAGAAGTTTACATAAGGGATATGTTAGATTTACCAGAACAAAATCCTGCACAGTCTAGGGAAGAAGCAATTGAGCAATTTAAACAAAATAAATTAAGTATTCAACAGGGTGATAATAAGATTCCAGAAACTAATAAGTCTAAGACACCTATTGATAATACAAGTAAGCAAAATCAATATAAAGATAAAATAAAAAATGATAAGATAAATAAAAAAATGAAAGAGAATTCAAGTAATATTAAATTTTCTGAAATTTCTATGGAAGCATTAACATGTCTTAAAGATTTAATTAAAAAACAATTGATTAAATTGAATGAGAAAGCACAAGGAATGGACATTAATAATTTGTCGAGTATAAAAGTTCAATACAAAGGTGAATTGTCTAAACTTATAAATGATTTATTGAAAAATGAATTAAATTTAAAAGAATCAGATATTAAGTTTACGGCAAAATCTAACATTATTTCAAATACTATATCAGAAAAAGTAAAATCTATGTTTTTTAATGAATATATCAATAATACTCATTTAGATATAGATATAATTACACAAGATATCATAGACGAATTATAAAATTGAAAAATAATTGACGAAAAATGAACTACTATGGTACAATTAAGTTATTCTAAATCTTATGAATAATACAATCAACAAGTTTCGTCATTAAGTCGATTCGATTGTAAGATTAAAAAGATTTATGAACTTTTCTAGCAATTTAATGAATCTTTTCATTAGAAGAAAAGAAGACGAATTGTATTAATAGTTTATTTTCGTGTTTAAATATTTCAATTTTAATATAAATAAAGAAGGTGGTTTAATGCCTAGTATAAGACGTATTGATGGAAATTATATTAAATCACAAGCGGGTAGTAGTTCAGTCGCTATAACAAGACCAGCTAATACTACAGCATATACAGCAGGTGATGTTGTAGGTACAAACCCGGCTACAAATTTAGAATTTACAAATATTTTACCAGAATCAAAACAACATTTTTATATAACTGATGCAAAAATAGAAGTAGAAAAGTCAAGCGTCCCTGCAGGTATGAGTTCATTTACATTACACTTATATAATGCAGCACCGACAGCAATAGCAGATAATTCAGCATGGACTTTATTATTAGCTGATGGAGGTAAATATTTAGGTAGTATTCAATTTAGTACTCCTGTAGATTTAGGAACAACTTTAATTTATTGGTTAGAAAATATTAATATAAAGAGGAAATTAGCCGCTGGAAGTACAAGTATTTATGGTCAACTTGCTACTGATGCAGGATGGACACCAGGGAGTGAAGATGTAATTAATATTGGTTTAGAGACAGTAGGTGCATAAAATGTATGGTTCAAAAAAAATACGTATAATGCCAAAAAATAAATATGCTACACAAACCTGGAAGACAGATAATATTTCTGCAGGCTCTAGCAATAATAACCAAATAAAATTACCTTTTATAGCTACAGGTACATATAATTGTGTAGTTGAATGGGGAGACGGATTAAGTGATTATATAACCACTTGGAATCAAGCAGAAACCACACATACGTATTCATCTATAGGAACTTATGAAGTAAATATAAAAGGTCAGTGTGAAGGATGGCAATTTAATAATAGTGGTGATAAATTAAAATTACTAACTATAGATAGATGGGGAGCAGATTTTAGATTAGGTTCTGTAAATAGTAATTTTTATGGTTGTGCCAATTTACAAATTGATACACCTGATTCATTAGATACTTCTGATATTACAGATATGTATAGATTATTTTATGAATGTAGTAGTTTAAATGGGGATATAAAGTTCTCAGATACTTCAAATGTAACTAATATGACATACATGTTTAGAGGTTGTACAGTATTCAATGGTAATGTAACATCATTAAATACTTCAAATGTAACTACTATGGCAGGTATGTTTTATAGTTGTATTGCTTTTAATAAACCTGTTAATACTTTTGATACTTCTAAAGTTGAAAATATGTATGCATTGTTTTACAATTGTACAATTTTTAATCAAGATGTTTCTAATTTTGACACTTCTAAAGTTACAAATATGAGTTATATGTTCAGTGATTGTTTAAATTTTAATCAAGATGTAAGTAGTTTTAATACTGGATTAGTAACAGATATGAGATCAATGTTTTATGGCGCAGGAACATATAATCCAGATACATCAAGCTGGAATGTAGAAAATGTAACGGATATGAGTTATATGTTATATCAAAAAGTTAATTTTAATAGAGATATTTCATCATGGGATATTTCTAATGTAACGACAATGGAAGAAATGTTGACAGGTTGTACAAGTTGGTCTACTGCAAATTATGATGCTTCTTTAATTGCTTGGGACGCTTTAAGTGTCCAAAGTGGGGTTAGTTTTAAATGTTCTTCATATTATACAACTGGGGGTGCAGCAGAAGCATCAAGAACAAATTTAATTACAAGTAATACATGGTCTATTACTGATTTAGGAGGTGTGTAAATGCCATATAATAAAGCACCCGATAGAATTAAAGGTTTACCTTCTCATGCAAGAGATATATGGGTTTCCGCTTTCAACAGTGCTTTTAAACAATATAAAGGTGATGAAGAAAAATGCAATAAGGTTGCGTGGGCAGCAGTAAAAAAAGCAGGATATTATAAGACTGAAAAAGGATGGGTGAAGGCATCAGAAAATTTTTATTATATTTGTTTATCAGAAGCTGAAACATTACCAAAACAGATAGAAATAATGAGGACAGGTAAATGGAAGCATCCTATATACGAGAATTTAGAAATTACAGGAAATACTATTGATTGTATTATAAAAAATTTCGAAGATAATGTCAGGGGAATTGATATAAGTTTTGATTTAGAACATGGTGAAACAAATCATAAATCAGAAGCCGTATGTTGGGTAAAGAAACTTATCAAAAAAGGTTCTACACTTTTGGCAGAAATTGAATGGACTGATTTTGGTAAAGAAAAAGTAAAAAGTAAATCTTTTAGGTATTTTAGTCCTGAATTCAAATTTGCATATACAGATGCAGAGTCAGGAAAAACTTATAATAATGTTTTGTTTGGAGGAGCATTAACTAATAGACCATTTATTAAAAACATGTCTCCGTTAATGCTTTCTGAAACAGTTAATCCAATAGATTTAAATGGTGAATTATATTCTCCATGTATAAGTGATAATGAGAAAGGGGATAATGGAATGAATAAGAAACTTTTAGAAGCATTGAAACTTTCAGAAACATCAACAGAAGCAGAAATTGAGACAGCAGTAAATAAAATGATTGAAGATTCTAAAAAATTGTCTGAAATATCTGCTGAGAATAAAACTTTAAAAGCAGAAAAAAAGACTTTAGAAGAAGAAAAAAAGACTTTAGAAACTGATAAAGCAGCATTGACTACAAAATTAAATGAGGCAATTGGAAGTAAATCAACAGCAGAACAGGAAATTGTTAAATTAAATGAAAGTATTAAAAATATTAATTTGAAATTTACAGAGGCGGATTGGACTAATGTTTATACAACTGCATTAAATGAGGGAAGGATGACTCCTGCTATGAGTGAAATATTTAAGAAACAATTTATGGCAGACCCTACAGCGACTAGAGAAATGATTAAAGTTTTACCAGTAGTAGTCAAATTAGGTGAGAGTGGTTCTTCAAATAACGATTCAGATGATAAAAGTTATGTAAAACTTTTTGAAACTGAAACAGCTAAAGTAATGAAAGAATCAAAATTACCTTATGAAGAAGCTATTTTAGTTGTTGCTAAGAATCAACCAGAATTGGCCAAAAATTCCCATATGGAAAGAAAGGGGTTAATATAAATGGAAACTGTATTAAGTAAGTCTTTTATAGCAGCAGCCGATTATTCTACTACTGGTCAATATAGATTCGTATATCTTAGTGCTGCAGATACTGTAACCCTTTGTGGAGCAGGAGCAACACCTATTGGCATTCTACAGAATAACCCTGTACAAAATGCGATTGCAGAAGTTATGCTTTTTGGTATTTCAAGATTATCAATGAGTGCTGCAGGAGCAATAATGGCAAGAGTAGCATGTGCAGCAGATGGACAAGGTGTAGTTAGTACGACTGATACAAATCCTATTGGTGCAATAATTATTCAAGCAGCAACAGCAGCTGACGATGTTATTAGAGTATTATTGACACCTGGTGGAATGTTAGCAGGTAGTTAATATTAGAGGAAAGGGGAGATTTTAAAATGACACCAACTACTAGTCAAGTGCATTATGACCAAATTTTAGGAAACATTAGTATTTTATATAAAAATGGAGATTATATCGGTGATCAAATAGCACCAATAATTCCTGTGACTTTCAGGTCAGATCATTATTATGTATTTTCAAAGGCGGATGAATTCAGAGATACAGCACAGTATAGAGCGCCAGGAACATCTTCAAATAGAGATGGATTTGGATTATCTACAGATTCATATGAATGTAAGGAAATAGCACAATCGACAAGATTAGAGGATGAAACCAGAGCAAATGCAGATGCAGTATTAAGAATAGAATCTGCAAAAACTAGATTTGTAACTAATAAAATTTCATTAAAAAATGAAGTTCTTTTAGAAGCATTATTTATGACAACAACAAACTGGGATAATTCAACAACACCTCCTGTAACATGGGATGATTACGATAACTCATACCCTATAACTGATTTTGAAACTGCTATTGATACTGTAGAATCAGGAAATGGATTATCTTGTAATACTTTTATATTAGCTAAAAATGTCTGGAAAAAATTAAAACATCATCCACAATTGATAGGTAGATTATCAAATGATACTACTAGAATATTATCATTAGATGATTTAAAAAGATTGTTTGATATAGAGTATATTTATATTGGTAAAGCAAGTAAGAATACTGCTCAAATAGGTCAAACCGCGTCTTATAGTAAAATATGGTCAAAAGATGTTTGGGTTGGATATATTAATAAAAATCCAGGTCTTGAGGAAGTATCAGCAGCTTACACTTATAAATGGGATTATACTAATTCTCCTGGTGGAGAGCCTGTTGGTATAGGTGGAGTAAGAAGATGGAGAGACGAAAATATTCATAGTGATATTATAGAAGCATATAGTAGTTTTGACCATAAAATTACTGCAAGTGATTTAGGTTATGTTATAGAAGGTGCAATAGCTTAATTAACATAACGTTTATATAAATACATTATGTTAGATTCAAAACATTTTAAAATATTAAGTATGTTTCAGAATCTCATGAATCTCTTGATACTAGTGAATTATAACAAGATTCGCGAATCTAACACAATGTACTTGTGTTAGATTCAAATTAAGTGTTCCTATTTACAATTTTTTGTAAATAGAGGTCTTCAATAAAATTTGAAGATATCTTGGGTATTTAATACCCTGAGTTATCCTTTAAGGAGTGAAAAAATTATGGGTTTAAACGATTTTAATGCGTATTTTAGAAATGTTACTACTAATAATCTAAAAGTAAATAAAAAAGCAACAATGGGTAACCTAGCAATTTATACTAATCAAGGTAATACATATTTTGTAGATTCTGGTGCTACAGGAGCAGCCGATACAAGAAGTGGTACATCATGGGCAACATGTTTAGCGACTCTTGATGGTGCTATAAATAAATGTACAGCAAATCAAGGTGATGTAATTTTTGTAGCAGAAGGTCACACAGAAACTTATTCAACTACTGGTGTTAAAGCTACATTTGATACTGCAGGTATCACAGTTATTGGCTTGGGTACAGGTTCAAATAGACCAACATTTAATTTTGGTCATGTAGATGCAACTTGGACAATTTCAGCAGGAAATATAACATTAGTTAACTTATTATTCTTAACTACTATTGATAGTGTTGTAACATTTGGTACTATCTCAGGTACAGATTGTACTATGATTAATTGTGAATCAAGAGATACTACTGCTAAAGAAGTTCTTGATGCTTGGACAGTTGCTACAACTGCAAATAGATTTAAAGTAGATTCTTATAAACATATAGGATATATTGGTGGCGATGCTAATGATAGTGTATTCCAATTATCTGGTGTAGATGATTTTATTATACAAAATTGTGTCTTCATGACTCAATCAGGTACTACAGAAGGTTCAGCAGTTATTGAATTAGCTACAGAATGTTTAAGAGGTCTTATAGATAATTGTGTATTTTATGTTGATGGTAAATCTGATTATTCAGATAATATAGTTGATACTGCAGGTACTTCAACAGTAATAGTAAGAAATTGTTATGATTTAGAAGCAGGTGGTAAATTTTCTGGTGGTGGTAATGGTTCTTCATTTAGTTTAGCAGGTGACGATGTTGGTACTCTTAGTACATCATTAGCAACATTACAAGCTGAATTTTCTGGTGCGACAGGTATTGCATCATTTCCAGCAGCAGCAGCACCAGCAAATAATGTTTCAGCAGTAGAAGTAATAAGAGATATCTGGGAAGTATTAAGGAATGGTACGGGTGGAGCTGAACCAGGTACAAATAGAAGTATTATAAATGATGTTAGAGAGTACGGTTCAGGTAATGTAGTAACTAAAGACATTACTTATGATGGTTCAGTATCATATGATGCATTTACAGTTACTGGTGAAATTGCGGTAAAAGTTATAGGTGTTGTTACAACAGCATTAACTAATCATGGAGATGGTACATCTGTTGGAACTGCAACTTCTGCAGCAGGTTTAATTGCATCTACTGCAGGAACAGCGATGCAAACAGTAGACCAAATATGGACAGATATTGCACCTTCTAAATTTGAAAGTTTTCCAACTACATATAGTTTATTAAATGAAAATATAACTGTTGTTGGTACTGCTAATTTAGCGGGAGGTGTTGTTAAGTTATATGCATTTTGGAAACCAATTTCATCGGATGGAAATTTAGTAGCTAGTTAATAAAGGTGGCGATATAATATGTCTTATTGTGGATTAGTAGATGTGCAAAAATTATTAAAATGGTTTACATTTAGTTCTTCTTCAAAAGTAACATCAAGTGAAGTTACAAGTTATTTTATACCAGAAGCAGATAAAATAATAGATTCCAAATTACAAAGAGTTTATGTTGTTCCTATAACGAATGCAGATGATATAGAGATACTTAAATATATTTCATGTAGAATTGTAGCCTGTGAAATTGCTCATGTTTTAGTACTACAATCAAGTGGGGAAGTATCGCCTATAGTAGATGGATGGTGTGAACGAGCTAAAGAAAAATTAGATGCTATATTAACACAAGATATATTATTACCTAATTCTACTTTATTGGACAATTCAGACGGCGGGAGATTATATTCTTTTACTGCACATGGTAGTAGTACATTAGGAAAAGATGCACCTGACCCAGTATGGTATATAAATACAAACCAATGGTAAAGGGGTGGTTTAATTGTCTATTTATATAAATATAACTTTAGATGGTGTAAGAACAGCGACAAAAAAAATTGATAGGATAGCAAGTACAGTAAAAGACCTTACACCTGCCTTTAAAAAGATAGGTGATGACTTTAGGAAAACAGAAGATAGAGTTTTTAAAGGACAAGGTTATTATGGTTCAAGACCAGGGTGGAAACCATTGACTCCACAATATAGGAATTGGAAAAATGCCAATTTTCCAGGTAAACCAATATTACAAATGACAGGTAAGTTAAGGAATTCATTGGCGACAAAAGGAAATAATCATGTTGAAAGAATTACTAAAAATTCAATAACAATAGGTACTAGCGATCGCAAGGCTATGTGGCATCAAAAGGGTAATAGTAGGGGTTTACCTGCTAGACCACCTATAACATTTACTAAATATCAAGGCGATAGATGGGCTAATATAATTAAAGATGAAATATTGAGAGGATTATAATTATGAATACTGAATATATTTTAAATAATACAAAATCAATGTTAGAAGATAATTTATCTTCTATGCTTACTACCTTAAAAGTAGAAGCTAGTAGTTCAATTACTTCTCCTGCTCCTGCGGAATTTAATATCGGGGAATATGATCCTGATATATTAACCACATTTCCTTCAATATTAATTTGGAGTCCTACGTCTGAAAAAATTACAGATGAATATGGATATCAAAATAGACGTGTATATATACATGTTTTAAGTTGGATTTTAGATAATGATAAAAATGATTTACATATTCATTTAGTTAGATATGTTGATTCAGTATTGCGAATAATGAGAAATGAAACTAATTGGAATACAGGTTCGCATAATCCTGTTGTAGAGCGTTCAGATAATACTGATTTATATAGACAAGAAACTGTTGGATATGCTCAAGGTTGTTTAGTTGAAGCGACTGTAGATTATATCTTATCTTAATGAAAGGAAGTGAGTTTTATGACTATGACACCGTCAAACGTACATATAGGTGCAGGAACATTAACATTGAATCCTGACAGCTCACCTGTATCTTTTGAATCATCACAAGATGGTGCAACATTATCGTATAATGCTGAAATTGAGCCAATTTCTGTAGACCAGGTATTATCACCAGTAGGATATTATATACCTGGTGAAGAATGTACATTTGAAATGATGGTTGTTGAATCAACTGCAATTACATTACAATATGCTCTTGGTGCAACTGACCAATCAGTTACTACTCAAGTAGCAGATGAAACACATAAGGCATATACAGAAATTAAATTTGGTGGAAATTATACATTAACAAATTATGTTTTAGAATATAAAGCAAGAAAAAGAAACCAATCTAATTGCTTTGTAGTAATTAGATTATATATTGTAAATATTAGCCCTAATCTTGAGGCAGTTTATAAGAAAGATGGAGTTACAGTTTATAAATTAACATTTAAAGCTGTTGCAGATACTACAAAATCAGTAGGTCAACAGTTAGGATATTATAGAAATGAAACTTCTGATATAACAACTGGAACACCTACATTAGACGTTTCTAGTACTGACCCGGCAAATGCAGCATCGAATGTAGCTATTAATGTAGGTACTATTGATATAGTATTTAATAGAAATGTATGTCCATCATCACTTATAGGTGGTAATTTTGTACTTATGACAGCAGCAGCAGTGGAACATACTACAACTGTAGCATTTACAGGTGATGCAGGGACAAATGTAACTGTAACAATAACAGGCAATTTATCAAATAGTACTACATATATACTGGTAATCAGTGAAAATGTAAGAGCATTAGACGACGATCAAGGAATGGCGGAAGATGTTATTATAGAGTTTGAAACGGTTGCGGCATAATATAGGAAGAGAGGTTTATTAACATGAATAAAAATGAAAAATTAAAAATATATGAGAAATTTAAGGAAAGAAAAGAAGAAGATGTTATAAAAAATGCAGGAGAAACTTATAATTTTGGGAATACTACAGTAACTATAAAAGAATTACCCTGGTTAAAAGCAGATGAATTTGAAAATGTTGTCTTAAAATATATTAAACAATTGTCAAATATTTTGAAGATGGAAATAAATGAAGAAGATT